AGTTAGCAAATGCCATGATATATCCTTTTTAAGTTAATTAAAGCCTACCGTTCTCTGCATCGGCCAATTGGGCCATCAACAATGAACGTCTGTCCTTTGCTTCAACTTTCGCTTGTGTTCCGTTAGGAGTAACGGATTTTGGGCTAACAGCCGTCGCTTTGGCTCGCGCTACTTGCTGGGCTTTAGACGCTTGTTTCTTAGCATCGGTCAGGAGTCGTTCCTGTTCCTTTGCCCAAACTTCGTCATTCAGGCGCACAGCTTTGGCATAAGCCGTTTCAAGGTCTTGGGCCTTACCTAGCTCAAGTAATTGAGCCATCTCTTCCCTTACCATGTCAAAGTGCGGAAACCGCTCTTTGTTACTTCTTACGCGCTCGATTTCTGACATCAAACGCGTTTGTTCTTCCTGCTCGAACCTTCCTTTAATCGTATTAACCTCTTGGTTAACCTGATTAAGCTGTTGCATCAACTGCTGAGTGTATGCATCAAGCGGTTGTTGCGGTTCGTTAACTTGATTTAAGTTTACTCCATAATCTTGTGCAAGTCTATGAAACATTTGCACCTTCTGCTCGTATGGTGCTTTTGTCAAAATCATGTGGGCGCGGCCAAGGTTATTAATCCATGCAGTCGGGTGGATTCCTTGTTGCTGAAGTTCAGGAATAAATGGACTGATTGCCTCTTCTAGCGCCTTGGCACGTTCTGCCTCTGCTTTGTAGACCGACACACCTTTTTTAAACTCGTTTTCGCGCTGGTTCAAATATTCAAGGTGCTTGCGGCTTTCTTCTTTAGTCAGCGTCTCACCCTTGGCAATCTTATCCCACAACGGTAATAAGTCTTTTTTCCATGTGGTTGGCTTTGGGATGTCGTCGACCGTTGGCTCCTGCTCTTGCTCCGGCTCTTCCTCGGCGCTTGCCTCAACTTCCGGCTGTTCTTCTTGTTCTTCTGCCGGTTGCTCCTCCTTGCTTACAAATTGTCCTTTTTCGTTGCGGGCAGGCTCCGCTTCAACTTCGGGTTCAGATTCCTGAACTTCCTGTTCTTCGGTTTCAGGCTCTAATGCCTCATCCAGTGCGGCCTCTAACATTTCTCTGCGGTCTGCCATGATTGCTCCTTTCAACGGTAATTAAGTTTTGCGTAAGCAAGTTCGGCAATCTTGCGTTTACGGTTTTCTTGGTCTTTTTTGCTTAGTTCAACAGGCTTGTGCTGGGTTGGTACGTCGTTGCCCAACTCAATCATGCGGTGCTGTTTGAGGTGTTCGCGGTGGTGGCTACGGGATTTAATCCATGTGCCATCAACTTGAGATACATAACCCTCAATGTCCGGCATCACCATCGGGGCCTCGCGTGCAGTCATTTCCTGCTTTTGTTTCCATGCCTCTTCGGCCTCCGGTGTGCCAAGGGTATACCCCCAAAAATCGAGGTACTTTTCTTTGTCGGTCTTGGTTTCAACGTGGTTGGATTCGGTGTATCCACATTTTGGGCAAATCATAGGCTCTCCAATAAATGCGGCAACTTGTGCCAGTCGTGTTGTTTTAGCGGTACAACTGAGTCATACCACACCCCGTTTTTCCATCGCCAGCAGATATATGCGTCTTCCGGCAACAGTAAAAAGCATTTGACCCCTAAGGCTCCGGCTAGATGGGCTGTTGCTGTATCAGGGGCGATAACCGCTTTCATCGCCTTCATGTGGCAGGCAGTGCGGTAAAAGTTCTCTTTCCAGCCATCCGGTGGCAGGGGTTGAAATATATCGTCGGTTGCTAGGTTTAACGAAAACAAGTCATTACCCAGCATTTCCCGTAAAACCTTGACATCAATGGATTTGACGTAATGTAGTGGCCCTGTGCTTGCGTGCCAGTTCACCCCAACCTTGCGCTCAATTTGGCTTGGTGTCGCGTTCAAATAACCTTCTGAACCGACAATTTTGGCCTTATTAATTGGGAATGACTGCCTCACGTACATGGGCGCGTGCATAGCAAAAAATGGCAGGCTCATACTACCTACCCAATAGTCTGCTTCTAGGGGTTTACCCTCATCACGTATGCAAGATATGGTGTCAATGCAATCCATCTGACCAAGTAACTGCATCATTGATTTGTGGCACATGACCGAAACTTCTCTCGCGCCCCATGCTTTTAGCATTGGCAGGAATCGGGCGAACTGGATAATGTCGCCAAAGCCTTGTTCCATCTGAACGGTAATATGTTTGTCGTATAAACGCTCACCGTTCCATTTGGGGGCCTTGACCCACTTTTCCCACTTTTCACCCGTTGCTTCGCGGGTTTTAGGATGCCAACGGAACTCGTACAGGCGAAAGCCCGAATGGTAATGCCCCATGTGGAGCAAATCTAAACCTTTTTTGTATTGACCGTAAGGTGTCATAAAAGCATCAGTAAGGATTCCTCATCGTCCAACTCTGCTTTGCGCTGGGCTTCAAGAATCGCTAACTGTGCTTGTATTTCAGCTTGCTGTCTTCTCAAATCTACCGCCTGCATCAACTTGCTTCGTTGGTTCTCAAGGTAGGCGATAGACTGCTCAAGTTCTGTAGTGTCGACTGACGGTTTATCAGCCTTAACCTCTTGACCTGATTGTAGTTTATTTTTCTTAACTTTTGCAACTGGCTTGGGGTCAACCAAGTCACGAATCTGCTGTTTCCTGCGTGCTTTGGCTTCTTGCTGTGCTTTGTAGAGTGCTAATTGCTTGGCGCGAATCTTTGCGTCCAGCTTTCTTGCTCTGCGGATTTCTTCCGGTGTGAATCCGTCATGGGTGTCTTGTTGGTCGGGGCTTGGTGCTGGGCCTGTTTCCCCTACAAGCAACGCTGTGTCGTTTTGGTCTGTTGTATCGAGTATGCCGTCAACACCTACCTCACCGGCCAAAGATGCGGTGTCGTTGCTATCCGTTGTGTTGATAGTTCCAGCTACAGCAACCGCGCCCACAAAGGCATCGGTGTCAGGGCTGTCAGTGGTGTCAATAACCCCGTCAACTCGGTTTTCGCCGCTAAGTAATGCAAAGTCGTTGCCATCAGTCGTATTGATTTGACCCTCAACCAAGACCTCGCCTGAAAGGCTGGCAGTATCGTTACTGTCTACCGCATACAGAACACCGGTAATAACCGGCAAGCTAATGTCGGATATTGCCTGTTCGGAAAAGGCATTAAAGCCCAGCATATTAGAGGACTACCCAGCGTGAGCCGCTTGATACCGTAACCGTTACCCCAGCCGATAGCGTTACTGGCCCTGCCGACATCGCATTGTCAGTCGATGGGATAGTGTAGCTTGTAGAAATTGTCTTGTTGTTAGTCACAATACCGTTGCTTGCCCGTTGGATTGGTGCGGTTTGGGTTGTGCCATCAAAGGTCAAGTTTGCCGATTGGTTGGGGGTTGTCGTGCCTTGACCAAACGGAATGTAGTTTGTTGTGTATGTAAATGGGACGTCAGGCGATGTATTGGTAATCGTAAAGCTGGGATATGTGCCGCTTACGCTGATTCCTGTGCCAGCAGTCAAACTAACAGTTTGGTCGGGCGCGGTGTTCGTAATGGTTACGTTTCCAGTGCCAGCCGATACCGATATGCCTGTGCCTGCTGTCGCCTGAGTCACACCAGCGTTAGCAATAGTAACTGAGCCAGCGCCCTCGGTGATGGTAATACCCGTTCCATCGGTCAGGTTTGCGTTCTTCCACACCCCAATTGGAGTGGTGGTTGCGTCATAAATCAGGACGTTGCCGCTTTGGGGTGATGTAATCTGTACATCATGCAGTTCGTCTAACTCGTAGCCGTTGTCAATCTTGACGTAAATTGAACCAACGGTGTTATCTACACGTTCTACCCATCCAATGACAACTAGTTGGTCAGGTGCTTGTGGTTTTGTAGTCGTTACCGCGCCCGCAGTGGTTGGCGATAAATAAACGGTTGCACCGGCAGTTAAGCCTTGGGTGTTCAGTTTGTACAAAGCGCCCGAAACAATAATAAAACCTTCTGCGCCGTTGGTCATGGTTTCTGCAACCAAACCAATCGTGCCAAACGATGTGGCCTCAACGTCTGCTCTTGCCAGCTTGACAGCGACTCGGTTGCCCTGTGCGCCTGAAATATAGACTACTTGACCCTTTGTAATGGTTGTGCCGCTGTCGTTATAAACGCGGGCATATTGTTGCGTTCCAACTTGTAATGTAACGTTGCCGCCCTTTAAACCGTTGGATAAAACACCATCGCCATCATCCCAAAACAGCTTACCAGTAGCAGATGCCTCTGCGGCGGTTGTGTCAAAGGTAATCGAATCAGGGGTAGAAATGTCTCCAGTAATCCCTGAAACGTTGACAATGGTTTGGGAGATACTGCCTGTGGCATCTGTATATACAGCCTTGCCAGCAGGGTAGTCACACCAAATAGTTTTTTGTCCTGCCGAGAACGTCACCACACTGCCAGCGTTGCTCGATGCCAAGATGGTGTCGCGGGATAGCGTTGATGGGCTGGTATAAGTACCAATGCCGACCTCCCACTCTGAGCCGCCATCCAAATAGACTGCGTAATACGTGGTGTTTCCGTTGCCAATCTGACCAAAGGAATCGTAGCCGGTAACAGCGCCGGCAAGCGCAAATGAGCCTGTCCCGACGGTTGTCGTCGTTTCTTTGACCCTGTCTTTTAGGACTAAAGCCATGATTTATCCTTATTGGTTGGCGCGAATAATAGTTCCTGCGCTGATACTTACGACTTGTCCGGTTGCAATGCTGGTGTTATTCAATACCAAGTCGGCATCGCTGGTTGCGACAGAGCCATCCATCACGACCGTTGTACCGTTGGATTGGGTTATGCGAAAGAACGCGGCAGTCCCAGTGGCTACCGCTGTTCCGTTCGTAACCGTTGATAAGGTAATCGTACCGTTGCTATCCGTACCGAATGAGCCGGAAACCGTCAGCGTAACCAGCAAAGTTTGGCCTGAAATGGCTGTGTTTGCGTTAGCAGGCTGACTTCCAGCGTAGATATTGATTAACGCGCCCGAACCGGCATAGGTGATTAGACCCTGCTGTTGAGCGTTACGTGTTCCATTGGAATACTTGAGGTTTGTTGGCATTATTGGACTCCCACTATTTTACCGTTTTCATCGCGGATAACTTGTTTTGGCTGGTTCAATCGGTCAATCAAAGCCGCCAAAACTTGGGCCATTTGATTGTTGCTGTTTTGCATATTTTCTATAACGGGTTGTAGCGGATGGTTTGCCATGTTTGGATACCCCATTTGGTCTTGCATAATCTTAGCCTGACTGACCGCTTCCATAAATGCTTCGGAACCATCAGTAAGCCCCTGAGTAATACGAGCAGTTTCAATTTTAGTGCTGTTATCAAGATAAGCCAACAGGATAGCCTTGTTGTTTTCCATCTCAGCTTTCATCTTTTGTAGCTGGGCTTCCATCTCAATCTCGCGTTGGTTGCGCTGGTCTTCAAGCTGGAACTTCAACTGGTTTTCTTGGGCCTGATATTCCTGCTTGGCTTTCTCGGATTCGGTCTGTGCCTGCAACTTCTGCATTTCCATCTGTGCGGCCATCTGTAGTTCTTGCATCTTGGCTTGTGCCTGTGCCTGAATCTTCTGAACCTCAACGGGTGGCGGCTTGGGTTGGTTCTGCATAGCTTTGGCTTGGTTTCTAAACTGGTCGGCGGTCTCGTCAATGAGACCTTCCATGCTCTTACCGGCCTTGAACGCAGTCACACCAAACTTGAGCATTTCCATCAAAAGTGGGGTAAGTTCAGGTGCAGTGGTGGCAACAGGCAAGGCTTGGTTCATGAACTGGCTCATAGCGGTCAGGAACTCAATCCGGTCTGCCTTCTCCTGTTGCTCATCTTGGTAAATCATCGAGTCGCTGGTGACTTCAATGCGGAAGTTCTTTGCTGGCTCTTCCTTTAATAACTGTAAGGCTTGCGGGATAAGCGCTTGGTCTTGTGGGCTTAACTGCATCGCGCCACTAATCTTGACAATCGTATCCTCGGTAAAGTGGTTGCAGATAATCTGCGCTTTAATGCGTAACAAGTCAGTCGCAAAGTCTACGACTGCGTGTTGCATGGTCTTTAAACGTCCGGCCGCATTATTGGACTTGATGATTTGAGCGCCCAAAGTCTCGTTCGGGTCAGTCTGTCCGCGCTGGATGTCAGCAATACCAATGATTTCGTAGATTTGACCCTTGACTTGCTCCATCGCTTGGTAAGCCATCTGTAGGGCTTGGGCAAACGGTGCAAGGTCAACGAGGTCAATCGCGCCCTTCATGCCCTGCTTTTCAGCAAAGGCTTGCCAGTTCTTGACTGGAATCAAGGTGTTGTTCTCGCCTTCAGAGAAGAGACGGGCAAGGCTGGATTCGGATGCATCGTAAACACCGCGAACTTTGAGTGCGTTGACAAGACCATCAATACGGTCAGCCAGCGTATCTAATTGCTTGGCTTGGTCTTGGTATAAAACAAAGTCAGGAACCGGCTCAAGGCTGTCTGTTGTCAGCGTGGCATACAAAGGCTTCGGGCATGGGAAGAATCCCTCAAGCTGTAACGGGTCGTCCTTCTCATCAAGAATCTCACCCATGGATTTGCTAATCCAAAAGACTTTGCCCTGCTCTTTGTCCCAAATCTCATAGATGCAGGCTTGGTAATGCTCGGTGGTCATTTGCTTGGTGGCCCACTTGTCAGACTCAGGCTTGGTATCCAACGGAATCTTGCTACCAACTTCTTCACCAAACCGGTCAATCAGGGCTTGGCGGCTCATGTAAACCTTGCGCCAAACGGCCGTTACCTCTTCCCAAGTACGAGCAACAGTATGGCCAAAGTCGCGCCAATGCACATAATCCACTGGGGCGCACTCATACTCGATGCGCTCCGGCGATTCCAGTAATTCAGCTTCCGGTGTTTCGGCTTCATCTGCATCCTCAGTAATTTGCATACCGTTGCCAACGTCTTGGCCGGCAAGTCCAGTGTTTAAATCGTTTTGCTCTGCAACAATATGTGGCTCGTAACGAACCCATGCAGTACCGCGCCCACCGAGCAAACGGTCAAATACAGCGTTATCCATCGAGGATTTGTAGTCGCTGTAATGCTCAATCTCATATTCCAAGGCGCGCTCAAGCATCATTGAGGCTACGCGGGCCACTGGGTCATTGTCTCTAAAGCGGCGGCTTACATCCGGACGGGGCAAACGGGCAAAGATAGCAGGCTTAATAACCTGAACGTTTGACCACAAGATGTTAAAGCGTGCGTTGGGGTTATTGCGGGTGCGGCTGTCGTCACGATAGCGCTTGATGATTCGGGGGACTCGCGCCTCCCACTCTCTGAACGACTTGTCATATTGGGCGATGGTGTTATACCAATCCTCGTAGGTCTTGTTCAGGGTGTCATTCATGTTTAATACCTTTGGTGAGTAGTCTTAGGTGTGCTTCGCCACATTTCTTCAAGGGTTACGTCAGTCTGTCCAACAAATATGCCTTTAAGCGGCTGATTTTGCTTTTCAATTTCTGTTTCATCTCGCCAAGCAATTGAAAGCATACGAAAAGCATCTGCTCCATGGCTCGTCCAATCATGTCGAGGCTTGTCTCGAAATACTTTTTTATCTTCATCGTATTCCCTTTGGTACTGACGCAAACATTCAATGCCTTCTTGACACTTCATGGCATCAAACCAAGTGCGGGCCAAGGCCATGCGCGTTGCTTGAATACCGTCTTGCAGTGACAAATTTGGTACTATTTTAAACAAATTTCCACTTTTTTGGGGTAATTTGTCAATTAATTGTTCAATTATTGATTTGCCACCACTAGCTAACGTTTTGGCTCTTGCATCGTGCGGCAACCAATGTGTGCCATATTCGTACGGACGCTCTTTGATTTGGTTGGCATAGTAAACGATGGGTTGGCCATGCGCCTCATGGTAGTCCAACACCCGTATCTCACCATGCACGACCTGATACCACCATATCGCTGTGGCATCGTTAAAGCCCAAGTCCCATGCAGTATGGACTGGAAACATCGGGTCGCATTCAACCTTGGTAATCCTGCCGGCATCGGTGATGAGTCGCAGTTCTGTTCCGTATATCGCGCCCAAGATAGCGGCTTCAAACGAGCATTCAAACTCCTGCTGGTATTGGTCAATGCTCATCGATTTGAGCGCATCGTCCAATTCGTCTTGGTCAATCAGGTCACTTTGGCTGGCCCGTAAGACTTTGCTGTACCACTCATCCCTGTGAATGGTTGCATACTGGTAAATGTCGTAAAAGGTGTTGTGGCCCTTTGGTGTACCAATAAACGTAGCCCAGCCCTTTCTATCGGTCAGTAATGGCCGGATGATTTCACCCCACAGTCGGGGTTTCATATCAGCGTACTCGTCTAAAACGGCTCCATCCAAGTAAAGGCCCCGCAAGGCATCAGGGTTGTCAGCACCAAATAGACGTATCTTGGCCCCGTTGACCAGTTCAACCCATAATTCGGATTGGTTGGCCTTGACAATAGCTGGCTCTGCAAACCTCAGTAAGTAATCCCAAGCAATGTTTTTAGCCTGTGCGTAGTACGGTGCAATGTAAGCGTAGCGGGCATCGGGCTTATTTTCGGTAATAGCCCTACGGATAGTGTCGCAGATAGTGGCCACTGTCTTGCCTGCTCTTCGGTGACAGACCAGCACTGCCCAGCGTTGCTTGCGCTTATGAAAGTCAACGAATGCCTGCCTAGCCTTGTACGGGTATTCGTACGTTTTGACTAATTCTTTCAATCTAAGAACTTGTGTTCGTGGACAATCTTGACCGGCTGGTCTTCATTCCCTGCGTGTTCAGTGCGGGCCAGTTTAGGAACATGGTATTCAGCCACTTGCATGAAACAATCAAATGCGTATTTAGGCCCGTATTTGGGGTCTGTAGCGATTTCTTCAAGCCACTCCTGTAGCTTATGACTATTCCCATCAACAAAACGTGCTATGGCCTCCCTAGCCAGTGCTGTGGACTTGTTTGGCACTCCTGCTACGCGCCCGCCTGTCTTTTTTCTAGTTTTTTCTACTGTAGAACTCATACCTTACCCAAGTAATTGATTAAGATAGATTAATTGTAGGTTATTTTTGATTATTAAACAATCGCTCTAATGTTTCACGACGGCTTTCTTCATCTGTAATAGCCATAGCTGGTGGTACAGCAAATAATGGTTGGCCTTTTTTAATGAATGATTCTTTTGCTTCGGGGGTTAGGTCAAAGTAATGTACGGTTTCATGTTTATTTTTAATGGCTTGATTGTAGTCATCCGAACCTAACCCAAATGCTCTTTCTGCGTTTTGTTTAACTATATCAATTTCGCTTTGTGGGACAACAGGCATTTGTGTTGTACCTACCTTTAGATTATGCTTTTTACCGTACTTATTAATAAAGTCGGGCAGAATCTTATCGTAAAAGCCTTTCATGCCTTCGCCGCCGATTTCTAAGTCAGCGTTGTTTAGGATGATTTCATCAAACTCATTAGGTTTAGTTTCGTTTAATTTACGGGCGGCTTCTTTGCCAATGTAGTCGTCAACCTTATCCAGTGGGACTTCATGCATCATGACTTTTTGATTGTTTTTATCAAATGCGCGCAAAGTTCCTGTGTCTTTGTCATAAATGATGCGGTCTACGTATTTGGCTAGGTTGTACCGTTCTGCTTGCTGTTTACCAGTAGTAAATGCTACGCGCTCATACCCACCTTCTGCGGCCATTTGCATAGCCCGTTTCATAGCTAATTCTTGCCAGTTCTTTTTGAATGGGGCATCGGGAATTGCGTTCTTTAGTTGGCTTTCCTGTTTACGCAAAGCGTTTAATCGGTCATCAGCCATCGTATATTTTTCAATGATTTCTTGCGGCGCATCCATGCCTTTTTCAGTGTATGGCTCGGCTTCTTTAAGCGCTTGGGTTTTCATTTCAACTAATTGCTTTTGTTCTTCAATGTTTCGGTCGATGGCTTTTTGGTCAAAATAACCCTTTTTGCGTCCGGTTTGATGCCAGTCGGATTGGATTTCTTCTACAAATAGCGTCTTTTTACCGTCAATGGTGCGGTCAGTTACCCGCATATGGGCAAGGATGTTTGGTTCATCAAAGTGACCTGACCTAAATTCAGGAGTTCTTTCACCGCGCAATGATTCATCGTAACGATTTGCTAATTGTTTATATTCAACATCCTCTGCTGGTGTGCGCGTTTTATTTGATAAATCATTTAATCTACCAATATCTTTTTCAGAAAAAGCTGGTCGTTCATTTGGATATTGAATCAGCACTTCGCGGTAGTTTTCACCGTTTGGCAGTACGTAATCAGCGTATTTGGGGCCTTCTTCGTTCAGGCTTAGTAATCCGCGGTCTAAGGCATCCTCACGAATTGCACTTTCAGCGGCATTGATGTCGTAAATACCGTTTCTGCTAATTGCAAGTTCGCGCCCTTGGGGGTCTTTTATGTAATATCCAACGTCATCATTACCGGTAACTTCATAGCCTAAATCATCGTAGTAAGAACGATATGGGTTTTCGTAATAAACGTCTCTTGCATATTGTTCAGCTTGTTCGCGAACTGCGTCATCAACGTAATCATCAATCTTGTTAAGTTCGCTTAAATCGTTTGTTGCTGGGTCAATATCAAGGTCGTTGTACGCTCTAATTCTTAATTCGCTAATTAGGTCAGATTCATCTGATTTGATGCGGAAATATTCATCGTTGGCAAGGTCATCCATGTAACCGGTGTCATCAATTACATCGCCACCACGTAGCTGGTAATCGTCAAAATTACCAACTTTTTCGTAGTTTTCGTCTAATACTTTTTCTTTCAAAGTCACAGGGTTTTCACGTAAATACTGGGCGATTTCTTCGCGCGTGACCTTAGGATTGTTTGCAAGGAATGTATCAAGTCCGCGAGTGCTTACTTCTTCTTGCTTAACTCCCTGAGTTTTTAATAGCTGTGCAAGGTATTGCTGGCCAGTACCTTTAGGGTTTTGCAGATTCATGACTGCTTCATCAAGCGGTGAATAAAATCCCAGTTCGTTCTTTTCCGGCATTCTTAGGGCTTGTGCTAGTTCTTGTGGCTTTGGCCCTACCGGTGCAACGTCAGCAATGCCGCCAACGGTTCTGAGGTAATTCTCTGCCATTTCACCAGCTTTTGGGGCCAGTGCCTTTGCAAGTGGCTTTCCAACCATCTGCGCGGTTCCTACTGCTGGCAAACCTACGTTAGCAACAACATCAAAAGTCGGTTCAAAGCGGCCGGTTTTCCATACATCTAAGCGGTTTCCACCAGTGCCAACAACGGATGATGGGTTTCTAAATGGGTAATCGCCATAAGACCAACGGTTTACTTCTTCGGGGGCCTGACCCAAAAATAAATCACCAAGACCAGTGCCGCCAAAAAAAGGCACATAATTCTTGATTTCGTACTGGTTGCCAAAGTCCTTTGCCTGTCTTAGCAAATTAGCAATCTTGCCCGCTGTTGGATTTACTACGGGTTGTGCTTGGGCTATGCCAAACTCTTCCATTTACGCAATATCCTTGGCAAACTTGTTAAAGTGCTTCATCAGCATGGCTTTGCGGCGCTCACGCATTTTTTGGTTCTTTTCTAGCGTAGTCTCTTTGTGCGGTTGCAATAAGGAGTTTTCAGGCTTAATCTTTTCTTTCTTAAACATTACATACCTTTCTTTGCCATGGCCTCGGCAATGTGCTGTCTGCGGGGCTTCTTAGCAGTCTTAGCAGATTCTTTGAAGTCCTGTGCGCTTGGGCGACCTTCTTCGCCTGCGCGTTTCATACGCTCACCCGAACCCGCCTTGATACGAGCGCGTTTACGGTGAATATTGGCATAAAGTCCGTCTTTCATTAGCATTTCCACCTTGCTCTAGCGGCCTTACCACGTTCACCAGTCCAGCCTTTAGACCTTGCACAAAAACTGTCATGTCTTGGGCCGCTGGATGTGGGGGCCTGTAAGTTTGCGTTGTTCTTCCGGTTGTAGGCTTTTCTGCCTGCCTCGGTCATTCCTGCACCTTCTTCTGCGCTCAAATAATGCCGGCCTTTACCTTTAGTGGTCTTGGCGATGGGCTTGTCGTGCTTATCCATCGCGGCACGTATTTGGTCGCGCCTGCTCATTACATCTTTTCTTTCTCATCGCGCTTGCCTAAAAAGCGGCCATAAGCCTCTTCCAGTGCGGCTTTGCGCTTGCCTCTTGCGTTATCGCGTTCAACGTTTAAAGCAATAGCAACAGCTTGTTTCTTTGGTTTGCCAGCTTTCATCTCGGCTTTGATGTTTTTGCCGACCGATGCCTTTGAGCCTGATTTATCTAATGGCATAATTTATCCTTTTATTTCAAGAACTTAAGTTTATAAGTCGTAGTGTTGATTAGGTCTGCAATCTCATCAATGATGTTTTGCAACTCGCTGTCTTGCGGCAAATCTTGACGGGCATCGGCCACAAAAGTCTGCAACGATTCGAGGTATTTTATTGGGTCTTTGGGCTGGTGATATGCGCTTGGAAAGCTGGTTATCTTGCCGTATTTGCCCATATACGATTCAGCCAACTGGTCGGTCAAGTCCACCACCCCGTCGTAGTATTCGGCGAGTGCGACGTGTTTAGCGTAGGAGTCAGTACTCCAGTGGAAAAAATGGGTATTTGTTGCGGAGTGTAGCAACGTAGCCAAAAAGAGTGAGCAATTTTCTTGCATAGGAAACTCCTGTAGTTACGCAATTATATTAGCTTTTTTGCAAAATCCACACACTCCAATACGGATATTCGTTAAAAAAATTGTTTTTTTGTTCTTCTGTTGGTTTGTATTCAGACCGCACAAATCGGTTGTATGCCTCAACGTCAAACATAAATTCATGTTTTTGAAACAGCCTGTACCAGTAATTGATAGGCTGAATGTTTACGTGCGTCGGGTCGCCCATGTACATTTCTTTAGTTTCACCGTCTTTTACCGCATCTAAACAGATAAATACGCGCCCGTTGGGCCTCAATATTCGGGCAAATTCAGCCAATATGCTGTCCATGTGTTCCTGCGGGATGTGTTCTAACACTTGCGCGGTGTGAACTAAATCTACGCTTTCAGTAATTACCGGTAGGTCAGATATTGAGCCACAAACCAGTTCATTGGCATAAAAGCCAAAGTGCTTTTGGCCAATCTGAATCATGTGTTCGTTCAAATCAGCCCCAAACACGCGATAACCAAGTTTATGAAAGCCTTTGAGGATTGACCCACACGCACACCCAGCGTCTACAACAAACCCGTCTGCGGGGGTTTTACAGGCCTCTGTGACCATTTTGGCATATTCTTCTTGCCAGTAGCCATGGCCAAGGTAATCGAGGCCCTGTTCTTTGTGTTCGTCGTAATAAGCCTCGGTGTATTCGGTAACGGTCAAGTTATTGACTAGCATCCAAAACCTCGATTTCTACGCGGCAGGCCCCACCTTTAACGATTTCACCCCGTTGCACCAGCAAAATATCAATCTGCTCATCGTCATCAAATACACCAGCGCCATTACCGCTTAGTGCATCCCACAATGCTTTAATGCGATTATCAATGTCTTGCTTACGCTTGTCGCGGGGGTGCAACGTCACTGTCATTTGCAGGCGGGCGGTTCCCAATTTCGGGACTCTGTATTCCAGCACATATTCCTGCACTTTCAGTTTGAACTCTTTTCCGGCTTTGTTTACGAACCTTCGATTTCCTCGGCTTCCCCAATAATGATTCACAGATGGCGGCAGTGGAAGTGACAGTATCAACATAGTTTCGCCAGTGCCATTTGTAGTAGATGCTCTTGGGTGAGTCCAAACTTACGCTCAAATGCCCTGCGACCCAAGAAGTGAAATCCATCGGGGCCAAACCGGTGGTGATTAGGGCAGAGGGGGATAACAGGCGCGTCGCCTCTTCTAGTACTTCCATTTCGTATATGGTGGAGTTCCGCGGGTGTTTCACTGTAGCCGAGATGCGTACAAAGAATGCACCCGATGGATGCCATTTTTTGATTATGTTCCCGTTCCTGTTTACTTGCCATCTGCCCAGTCGTACCATGTTCTGTAATATTCTTTAAACATCTTAATGCCGTTGCCGGCCAATATACAACTGCCCGTCGGCTGGACAATGTAGAACTTGCCAATCCGCGTTTCGTTGTCGGTGTCCCCGTAAATAATCACAACCATGAAGTTATGAAGTGAGGCTAATGACTGTAGCAGTATTTGTTGACCTTTGCTGACCTTCTCACCGTCGCGTTTCCACTCCATGACCAAGAATTTACCTTTGCGTTCGCAAATACCATCAACGTTGCTAGGTACAAAGTTTGGGTTTTCTTCGATTAGCCCTTTAAATTCTGCGTAGTCTGTGTGCGTGGCATACGCATTACGCATTAGTTTTGTTTGCATGGTCAAAGGTCAGTTTTTCTAGTTTTTGCGCGGATTCGTTGAGGTCAACTACTACGTCAAGTAACAACTCAATATCGTTGCTGGCAAGCGCGGTCTCAAAGAATTTAACGTTCATTTTTAAGATTAAAAGTTCTTCTGCGAGGTTCATACGGTGAGCCTTTCTATTTGACGGTTGTTTGCGGATTCTGTTTGCCATGCCTGAAACCGCATCTTAGCGGCCTCTAGTTTCCAGCGCAGGGCCTCAACTTGACGGGTTGCCTCACCAATAGCCTTGGAAAGGTTTTGATATTCCTCTGACCGGTAAGCCTCACGTTCTTGCGCGGTAACGGTTTGCTCGTTAGACTCTGCCATCTTGATGGCTTTAAGGCTTGACTTCCAAACCTCAAGTTCTGCAAGGTGGCCCTTGGCCTCGGCATATGCGTTTGAGTTTGTAAAAATGTAATTTATCGCTTCGTGCGGGTCGTACTTGTCCATATTTCTTTCATCCTTTCTCTCACCTTTTCGGCATCATCAGGGTACTGCGCTATTAATCGTTTTACTTCATCCCACCCGCGTCGCTGGCCAACTCCAATGTACCAGTTTGCAAGGTATTCAATACGTGCTTTCTCATCGTTCACAACTGCTCTTCCAGCCTTTTAATTTGGTTACTGATTCTAGTCCGTAGCGTTGGCCAATCCTCGCCGGCATACGGTGTTACACCGACTTCTGCCGCTTTTTTAAGGGTTAGTTCGTTGGTGCTATACCAAGGCAACTCAGGCTTTTTAGCGCGCTCAAACTCCAACTCATCTTCCCATCTGCCTTGGTTTAACCAAGTAGCAGGGTGGCAAATGTAGTCCTTCTCTGTTTGCTTAAACTTCCAATACGCGATGTGCGTTGGTAGTGCCGCCAAAGCCTCGGCTTGCTCGTCCTTGGTGAGTCGGTTCCACGATTTTTCTGCCGCACGCTTGCCTATTTTGCGTGGGTATAGGCTATAAAAAGATTCAAAACTCATTTAATCCCATGCCTTTCTTCTATTGCTCTAGCAAAATAATAAAAATTTCTGTCGTTTCCAAGCCATTCGTTAAGAATTTCCTCATCAGTTAATGGCTTTGTTTGTGGTGTCAAATTAATAGTTTCATAACCACTGTTTTTGAAGCCAAGTGACTTTTGCAAATTGCGTATGAGGTCTGCTTGTTGGCGAAGCATATTGATTGCTGAAACTAGTCTACTTGGTAGGTCGGTATTTGATGTAACTATCCATTGCAAATCTTCATGCAATTCATCTGCTAATTCGTATGCGTTCATTTAATCCATCCAATAGTAAAGAAATGCGGCCAAAATCATAAAAGTAGCAAACAGGATAAACACGCTGATTGCAAAAAAGGTCATGACCGTTTCAATCATTGCAACACCCTTGGGCTGGGTGGTGAGGGTGGACTAAGCGGTACGGTGTAACTAGGTGTGCCGATAGCGTAGCCCTGTGGGGTCACGACTTGGTTGGGGTAAATCGTAAAGTTTTGGGTTGTCACACCCGCGTTATTTACGACTTGACCTTGCGTGCCTTGTATCTGCACCGTACCGGTCACAAAGCCCTGTGGGTTGGTAATAACGTAGGTTTGGGCTTTTGCGGTCTGAATACCAGCGCAAAAAATGATAAAAAAGCTAATTGCAAAGAATTCAATGTGTTTCACGTGGAACCTTTCAGCCCCTTTCGGGGCGCGTAATTTATCGGTCAATTCGGTTGGTGTAATCAAAGCGGTCAGATTCACAGTGTGCGTTACGCTCTTGGGAAATTAACCAATCCATCGCGCAAGACCATTGTGACAAGGTGCAGGCCTCAACTTCTTTGATACCGAGCCAGCCTTCAATTAAACCGTCCTCAAGTTCGCGCTCCATCGCGTCAATGTCAAGGGCTGGTGTGCCATCGCTATGGCGGCCAACGTGCCATGCTGGGTTTTTATACATTGCTTTTCTAATTGCAATTGCGGCTTTTTGTGCTGTTTGGTCGTACATTTTATTGCTCCTTTTCTATCTCACTCGTTATTGAGTGTTACCAGTTTAGTTAAGCAATCTTAACAATGCAACAGTTATTTTATAGGGATTTACCCTTAGTGTTGTTTTTTTGTCATAGATTCCCCAAAGGTGATAGCACCCCATCCATTTGGCTTTTGCCAAACTAATGCTCCCGAAGGTAGTGTTCATTCGATGGTCAGGTTGTCTATCACCATTGTCCTGTCCGTCTTGTGCGATACCCACTCAAGTTCGCGGGGCTTGCTGTTAGGTGTAAACCAGCCCATCTTTTCTTTCTAGCGGGCGATTTAACCCCATTGCTATCGTGAGAAGTACGGCAGAAATAAAAAAACCCCATAAGGTTGCTCTAAGTTGAACCCGCTTAAGTAATAAATCGGTAGTATTACCTAAACGCTCAAAGCAACCCTATAGGGTCTTTTTACCGATTATTTGTACTACGCAGGGTTCAATCTGCCAGCACAGTATAACCGGTTTATTGTTTGCTGTGCAACTCCGGCCAAATAATCCCATAAGTCGTGGGAAATAAAGTTTTGCGAGTAATTAGCCCGTTTGTTTCGCGTTCCAACGTTGCCGCCAAAAATATCAATTTATCGCGCGGAATGTCGCTTTTTTGCCACATAGATACCGCTGGAACAGAAACTCCACAAAGTTTTGCAACCTTGGTGGCCCCACCCAAAATGTTAATAATTGCTGTTGGATTCATTAGGGTATCTTAACAGACCTTGGCTACAACCGCAATAATTCAAATAAAGTTTGCATTTGGAATTAAGATAGGTTAACATGGTGTTACCGGATTGGCCGGTGAATATTTTGAAAGGACTCGTATGAGTGAAATAGAATCACAAACCAACGACTTGCTACAACTGCAAGGCGAACTAGAACGTATCTTTACTGTGCTAGAGGGCGGCACAGACTTATCCAAAGAGCAAATTGACCTCCTGCGCTACGGTTGCGGCTTTGAGCCTGTAGACCGTCAACGTAACTTCTTGCGTGAAGTGTTTGCTGACCTCAACCCTTATGGAGTCAACAAATGATGGAACATCAAATAATGGAGGTTACTCCCGAACTGGCTAAAGCGTTTTTACAAAAAAACACCAGTAATCGTGCAAAACGTGGACGTTGGATTAGCGATTTAGCAAACATGATTCAGCGCGGCGAATGGGTTACAACGCATCAAGGTATTGCTTTTGCTGAAAATGGCAAGCTGTTAGACGGTCAGCATCGGTTAGAGGCCATTGTATTGGCTAATAAGCCGGTAAAAATGATGGTAGCTATTAATGTGCCGGATGATGCCTTTAAAGTGCTAGATAGCGGTGTTAAGCGAACTTTGGCTGACCTTACAGGAATGAACCAAAGAACAGCAGAAGTATGCCGCGTGTTGTCTAGGATAGTTTCCGGTGGCGGTCAGACTAGCGCAGAACAGTGTCTTGAAATATATAACTGTGGAGTGGGCGCAGTTCACGATAATTTGGTTGAATATTGCCCATCAAAAATTAAATTGTTTGGTTCAGCATTAGTAAGAACTGCCGCAGTTTGTTTAATCCTTGACGGTCATGATGCGCAATACATTAAAGAACTGTATAGCAATTTATGCCATCAAAAGTTTGGAAATATGCCAAATATTGCCCAATCTTTTGTGCGCCAAGCAAATAACGGAAAAATCAATACAACGGAAAAACCAGACTTATTGGCTAGAAGTTTAAAAATGTTTAATCAAAGCTATAAAGATGTGACTGCATTACAGATTAGCGAGTCAGAAATTGTTGCCGCTACCGTATTTTGCCGCGAGGTAGTAAAAAACAAATTAAACAAAGGATAAAAAAATGATTATTTCAGATACAACTAGAGATTTTAAAATCGCGCCCGCAGGCAACCATTTGGCAAGGCTTTATTCCTGTATTGACTTAGGCCACCAATCCGTAGATTGGAAAGGTGAGACCAAAATCATGCACAAAATGGTTTTGACGTGGGAACTGCATGGTGAGGACGAAACCGGTGGCAAACTGTTGACAGACGATGGCAAGCCGCTAATTGTTTCTAAGCGTTACACCGTAAGCCTTGGCGACCAATCCACCCTGCGTAAAGACTTAGAAAGCTGGTCAGGTAAGAAAATGACCACAGAAGACCGTAAGAACTTCGACATGAAGAACTTATTAGGTAAGTTCTGTATGTTGTCGGTCGTACATTCTGAGGACGGTAAATACGCAAACGTGTCGGGTATTAGCGCTGTGCCAACAGCACTGCGTAATAGCCTTCCTGAGGCAATCAACCCAGTAACGCACTTTTGGTTGCAGGAGTTTGACCAAGCCAAGTACGATGCCCTGCCAAAGTATTACCGCGAAAAGATTGCAGAATCATCGGAATGGCGAGGGGCCGCGGCTAAGAAAGCCAAAGAAACACCACCAATCCAAGACGATGATGGTTTTGGCCCAGCAGATTCAGACATTCCATTTTGAGGTAGATAATGATAGTTAAGGAGAAAACAAGTGAGTCAGGTCACTGGTATACCAAAGACGGCAGTCCAGCCTATACAACGGTTGGGGCCAACGGGAACGAACGTGCAACAACGTTACGGGACGCGCGAAAACTCGGACTTTTGCCAAGTGTTACAACAATTAACGGACTGCTATCAAAAAGCGGCCTTGATACATGGAAACAACAACAAGTCCTCTTAGCCGCGCTGACCTTACCAAGGCTTGACGGGGAACCGGAGCAGGACTGGCTTGCGCGGGTCATGCAAGACTCCAAAGAAACCGGACGCAAGGCGGCAGAACGTGGCGAGGCTATTCATGCAATCATCCAGTCGTTTTATGAGAACGTTTATATGCCCGAATTGCCGCCCTACGTCAAAATCGTTGAGGCCGCGATAAATGAGCATTTTGGGCCGCGTTTGTGGCTCTCAGAACGCTCGTTTGCACATCCGGATGGGTATGGTGGCAAGTGCGATTTGATGAGCCGGTCAGATTACGCAAGCCACTGGGATGGGGCAGTCGTGGATTTCAAGACAAAAGATACCCCTCTCGACAAAGCCGAGGTGTACTTTGAGCATATCATGCAATTGGCCGCGTATCGCCAAGGCTTAGAAATCCCCAAAGCCAAGGCGGCCATCTGTTTTGTGAACGGTACAACCAACGAGGTCAAAGTCGTGAATGTTTCTGAGGAAGACCTACAAAAAGGGTGGGAATGTTTCTCTTGTTTGCTTAAGTTTTACAAAATCCGTAATAACATATAAGCAATGCCGAAAGGTGGGGCCAAAAGCTCCCTTCACGTACCGAGTAGGCAGAGTATCGGGGTCGTTAAGCCACCGCAAGAGGATGCCGATATTAGGCGATTTTGTGGCTTTCTCGCCTATTTGCATTAAAAAGCCAAATCTTGACCCCACCCTAGGGTTTATCCCTATAAAATAATCCTTGCATTGTTAAGATTTCTTAACTACACTGTCATTACTCCATTGGGGAGTGAGATAGAAAAGGAGAATCAAATGCAAGTTTTAGACATCGCAGTTACCAAGGTTGACCAATTAGGTATGTTGTTGGCTCAAATCGCCGATTTAGAGGCACAAGCAGACGCGCTAAAAGCCGAACTTAAGCAAAACGAGGGTCACATTGAGGGTAACCTTTACAAGGCCTGTGTTACGCTTTCTCAACGCAACGTAGTGGATAACAAGGCGGTATTTGCCGAGGCTAACGTTCCAGCAGAATTGATTGCCAAGCATACAAAGACCACCGCAGTTATCACCTTAAAAGTAACCGCACGATAAGGAGCCGGTCATGAAAAAAGAACCATCGGTTTGGGATATGTTGGGAGCCGCCGTCATGGGCGGTTTGTTAGCAGGCTTTCTAATGTGGGTTTTTATTGAAAGGACGGGCTGGAAATGACTGTTCCATACAACACCGGTAAGGTTAAAATCGGGGCAAATTACGTCCCCAAGCGATACGTCGAAAGCGACCCTGATATGCTGGATTTGCAGGCTTGGTTGATTGATGACCCAGTACGCTTGCGTAAGCAATACTGGGCGCGTAAGGCTTACATCGCGCTTTTAGTATTCGTCTTTTTGATTATTTGGCTCAGAACTTAGCACCGTCAGGACTTTTTTAATCTTTTCTTCCCTGTCAGCAATACCCAAATTACCACCATTGATGCGTTTGGTCATGGTGGTAATGTCCATTTGGTCAGCTAATTCATTCAATCCGCGTTTATTCCAAAACCAGCCCGCTGTAAGAGCCGCTACGCGCGGTTCTTCCACGAGGTGAGGGTTAGATACCAAGTCCTCGCCTAAAGCCTCACTGGCGGCCGCATAGTTATCTTTGCCGGTCAATTGGATTAACCCGCGCCCGATGTATTTAGCGCCGTCTCCGTCCTCGGTATTGCCCATCCTGCCGCCATACACCTTGTTTGCTATTTTTTCCGGCTGGCGTTCAAAAGCTGTCGCGGTTTCTAGGTCAGGAAACCGGCTGGGCCACGTTGCCATCAAGGCTTTAGCTGAATAATTAAGGTTTTCGCGCAGGAACTTAAACCCGCCGGACTCATGCATACACTGCCCAAGAAAGCAGGCTTTGCGTTTGGGGGTGTTGATTTGATACTTGGTAAAGGTGTTGTTGAGGGCTTCAGTCCATTTTGGGTCAATGCCCAAGGCTAAAAGCTGGCTTTCAAGCATCTTTTTTAGCTTTCATATCAATGATTTTTTCTAGCGTCCTGCCGCCAAAATAGAACGACATAATGAGCATTCCCCACTGACCAAGCAGTTCCACGTACTTTTCGTTCGCGTTGTAGCCAAAGGTCGACATTCCAGCAAATAGGAAGTATCCGGCAAGAATCGCAATTAGGGTCATGGGACGAATGTTCTTTGATAACCAACTATCGCTTGCCATATCCGATTGCTGGCGCTTAGTCAGTTCTTGGGCTTCAATGTTGTCTGCTTGCAGTTCAGCTAAACGACCTTCTTGCTGGAGTCGCATGAGTTCTTGCTGGGCTTTGGCTTTGGCTTCAGGGTCAGGAATGAACTTATCTAAGACCTTCATTCCTACGTCAAACAATGCGGTTAATGGAAACATTTATTTACCCCATACTAAAAAATAAGCAATCCATGCGGCTACTGCAAAACACCAAAACTGCGCGGTTCTTGCACGATTTAGGTCTTTGTCAAACTCCTTGCGTAATTCTTTTTCCTGCTTTTCTAACTTTGCTTTTAGTGCTTCGACTTCTGCCCAACGTTTGCCGTACTTCTTTAAAAAATCCTCACGTAGTTTTGCTTCTTCGCGCCTGACCTTTTCTTCGTGTTCCCACTGCATCAGGACTTTTTTAAGAAACAATTCTTGACGAATTGCGTTCTCTTTTAGTTCCCTGCGGCGGTCAAGATTACGCTGTGCCGCTACATTAATTGCTTCTTTTTGTACATCTGAAATGCTTTTAGAGAGTTCTTTACTAACGTCCCTGCTGGCATTTAATGAACTGCTTAATGATTTCGCGCCTTCTAATAAACCGTCAGACACATTGATAGCCCCTATTTATTCCCAAGCCAATGTGCGATAAAACCTACTAATGAACTAATAACAGAAACAATGCCCATGCCAACCCATAAACCGCCGCGTGAACGGTTAGCCATAGCGACCAGTTCTTCAATTGAGGCTTCCATTTTGTCAATCTTTTTTGACATATCATCAAACTTGGCCTCGTAGTTTTCTACTTTTTGCCAAAGCACTCCATATTTGACGGGGTCAATCTCAAAACTCATACATCACCTACGGGAGCGTGGCTACATAAGCCTTGGCCTGTTCAGCACTCATCAAATTACCATCGGCATTTTCAAGCTGTGCTTCGTCAGCGTTAATTTGCTTTTTGAAGTTTTGATAGTCGGTGTTAGCTGGAGCTAATGGGATTGTTGCACCATCAAACAAGCGTTTAATTGCTTTCCAAGTTGGATTTGTTTCTTGAATTAATTTATACATAATTATAGTTCCGCAGAAAATGTGCAAATATCATCAGATGAATCTGGATAAGCATAAATCATTCCTGTTCCAGTAGAAGTAGCACGCATAGCACATGAGTTAACACCAAGATAATCAAAAAACGGTTGACCACAATTACTAACTTGCCAAGTTCCGCTTTTTGTTGCGGTTGGAATTGTCCTCATTGTTGTTGCAAAACTTAAAAGAGTTGCAATTGTTGCTGTTCCGCTAACATACCCTTGAATTATAGGAAATCCATCTGTTGTTCCAATTTGATAGTAATACCGTTGGCAAAGCTGTAATTCAGTTCCATAAGGTCTGTAATCAAAGCTAGTAGCTGTAGAGCCTACCTCAAGCTGAACTCCTGTGATGTAGAAAGTTGCTCCGTTTGTTCCTACTACGGATGTTGCACCTGTGGCGGTATATGCAGTTCCAGTTTGCCATGAACCAGCAGATTTAGCATAA